AAAATTATGGTCATAGACTCATTAATGAAATGTGGTATCAATGAAGATGATTTAAATGGACAAAAGAATTTTGCAAACAAATTAGCTGTAGCAGCAAGAGATTTAGATATACATATATTCTTAGTTGCTCATAGCAAAAAAACAGCATCTGACTTTGAATATGCTAGAAAACTAGACGTGGCTGGTTCGGCAAATATTACCAATATGGTTGATAACGTTTTTTCTGTTCATCGCAACAAAGAACGAGAAGAAGCTTTATTAAATGGACAACACGATAATGAAGTTATTAATGCACCACCTTGCACTGTTTGGCTAGTTAAACAAAGACATGGTAAAGGCATTGAGACTAAATGGGGTTTTGATTTTAAGCCAGAAACATTTCAATATAGGGAGTGGTTATCATGACAATTAAAGAGTTTATTAAATCAATACAAGAAACATTTGGAGATAATGTAGAATTTAAAGCTACATCATCAGACGGTAAAATTTATAGGAGTTTAAAATATGAAAAGGAAGCTGATAACGTGCGAAGAGGACGTGGAACAAATAAAAAAGCACATTGGTGAGTTAGATTTAGATAAGAAATGGGAAGTAGAAATTAAGCCATTTAAGTATTCAAGGTCTATTCAGCAAAACAAAAGGTATTGGAAGTTGATTGAAGAGTTAGGAAACTTTCTTGGATACGATGACCAAGAAATGCATGAACTGTGTAAGTATAAATTTTTGAGTTATAAGCAGGAAATGCTTGGGGATGAAATGACTGTAGTCCCATCCACAGCTAAATTAACAATAAAAGAGTTTGTTGAATACAGTTCAAAGGTAGAGCAGTTCGCTTTTACATTGGGTTTTAAATTACAAGGTTCACAATACGATTATTAATTTTATAAGGAGAAAATAATGTCAGAACTAAATTTTGAAGATGCAGCAACACCAACAACATTAAAAATAGACAAAAAGTTTACATTTGATTTGTCTGAACGCAACAAACACGTATGTAAGATGTATGATATATCAGACACAACAGTTGAAGATTCGTTTGAGTGTGACTTTCATTTGGACTTTGATTGGAATGTTGGCTTGATTGTTGGACAATCAGGCACAGGCAAAACAACCATTGCTAAAGAAAAGCTTAAAGATTATCAGCTGTTTGAAAAGCATGAATGGGATGGAACAAAATCAGTGATTGATAATTTCAATTCAAACATTAATGTTGATGATGTCATCACTTCATTAACGAAAGTTGGTTTTTCTAGTCCGTTGAATTGGTTGAAGCCATATCATTTATTGTCTAATGGTCAGCAGATGCGTGTTGATTTAGCACGTTTATTGCTTGAAACAAATGAACCAGTCATATTTGATGAGTTTACTTCTGTTGTTGACCGTGATGTTGCTAAAGTTACATCATTAGCAGTGTCAGGTTTCATCAAGAAAAACAATTACAAATTTGTAGCTGTGTCATGTCATCATGACATTGTTGAATGGTTGCAACCTGATTGGGTGTATGATACAGATGAAAAACGTTTTTATCGGAGGTCTCTTTGGCAAAGACCAGCAATGGAGTTTAAAATCAGAGAAGCTACCAGCGACTCGTGGGACACTTTTAAAAACTATCACTATCTAACACATGCTATTAACAAATCATGTAAAGCATATGTTGTTGAATACAAAGACAAACCAATTGCTTTTGGATCTGTAATTCATTTTCCACATCCAAAGTGTGCAAACTTTAAACGTATTCATCGCATGGTTGTTTTGCCTGATTATCAAGGCATAGGTATTGGTAAAATGTTTTTAAATTATATTGCTGAGCTATATCATGAAGATGAATATAGAGTGCTGTTAACTACAGGAGCTTTAGCGTTTATCAATTCATTAGATAGACCTGATAGCGATTGGAGACTGACACGTAAAGTATCCACTTTTGGCAAACAAAAAACAGGTGAATTTTATGCTGATTCTAATCGAGCTACAGCTTCATTTGAATATAAAAATATGAGGACAAAAACAATGGATGAAATTAAACGTGAACGTGAAGAACAACTGGAGTTAGTGTTATGAAAAAAGCAGAAAAATTATACATGAACAAGATGGCAGAGTTTGGTTGTGTTGTGTGCAGGTGGTATGAAGAAGTAGAAGATTTGCCACCATGCAATTTACATCACATCAGAGATAAAACAGGTATGGGCATAAAGGACAAAGACATAATTCCATTGTGCCACTATCATCATCAAGGACGTATGGGTATTCATACAATAGGTAAAAAGATGTGGGAAGACAGGTATGGTACTCAACGTGAATTACATCAACGATTACAGGAGGAGCTATGCAAATAGAATTAGAAAATTATCAGTATCATGAGGGCAGTAAATTAAAAGAACAGGTAGGCGGCGACCATTATAGTAAATTAGCTATTCAACCTGTTGAATACATCAACGCCAATAAGTTAACTTATTTACAAGGAAACGTTATCAAATACGTTACTCGTTATAAAGATAAAAATGGTGTTGAAGATTTAGAGAAAGCAAAACATTATATAGATTTATTAATTGAATTGGAGGAACAATAATGGCTTATTTAGGATATAAACGAAAAGCATATATGAATCACATGAGAGAACAAGAAAGAATAAAGCAGTGGAAAGCAGAGCAAGCAAGAAAACGTTTAAAGCTTAGGAGGTGGAAAAACTTATCAAGCACATTTATACTTCAGCTTGTAGTAGTAGCACTTATCATAGTGTTTTATGGTGTGTTTGCTATGGGTATTACGGCAGAAGAAAAAGGCAGTAAGGTAGGTGTTGGTAATTTCGTAATGGCTGTTAGTTATAGCGACTCATATGATGATTTAGTTTATGTTAGTAATTTTGTTAACTGCGATATGGCATTAGACTATTACAATATGAATTGTACCGATGCAAAAATCATGATGTGTCAATTGGAGCAGTACCTTTATTTGCCCATAGGTCATAATAGCGATTCATCATTTGACTTTGAGCCAACAGATAGACAGTCCTGCGGATTCGTAGGAGTTCAGAAACCTAAATTTATAGAGGAATAATATTATGGGAAAAGGAAGCGGACGTAGACCAAAAAACATTAGTGATGCTGAACTAGAAAAGGCATGGAATTCTATCTTCAATGGACATCCTAATGAAGGACAGTATAATAAAGAGGATGATTATGGCAATGAATTACCATATAAAATTGAGCCTGAAAAACCTAAAACTAACGACCCTGACAGGTTTGTTGATGACACAGGAGACGCTTAATGGCTGGAGTAAGTCCAACTCAAAGGACATTAAAGAGGTTAAGAGATTCTGGTGATTATGCTTTAGTTCAAGTGGTTGAGAAATGGAATCCTTGGGCACGCATCAGGCAAGACTTATGGAATTTTGATATTTTAGCAATTACAAATGACGGTGAAACAGAAGCCATTCAGGTTACAACAAAAGCAAACGTCAATGCTAGAATAAACAAAATTGCACAAAGCGAATATACATCACACTTACGAGACGCTAATTGGACATTAACTGTAGAAGGTTGGTTCAAAGAAGGAAACAGATGGCGTTCATTTTTAACAGATTTATCTTAAAAGGAGATATATGAATACATATCAGAAATTAATTGCATCAAGCAGATACGCTCGTTATTTGCCAGAAGAACAAAGACGTGAAACATGGTCTGAAACTGTCAATCGTTTAACAACATTCATTGGCGAGGAAAGGCCTGAATTACAAAACATGCTGCCAAAGCTAAACAAAGCTATTTACAACCTTGAAGTCATGCCATCAATGCGTTTAATGATGACAGCAGGTGAAGCGTGTAGGCGAGATAACCTTTCAGCTTACAATTGTGCTTTCATAGCGATGTCAAACAAAAGAACATTCAGTGAAATGTTATACATCTTAATGAATGGCACAGGCGTTGGATTCAGTTGTGAACGTCAAGAAATAACTAAACTTCCAACCATACCTGAAAGCGTTGTTGATTGTGATGACGTTATCTTTGTTGGTGATTCAAAGCTTGAATGGGCAAAAGCATTTAAAAAGCTATTGTCTAGCCTTTGGGAAGGTGATATACCAACCATTGATTATAGCAAAGTAAGACCAGCAGGTGCTAGACTTAAAACGTTTGGTGGACGTGCATCAGGTCCTGAACCATTGAAACGATTGTTTGATTTTGTTGTTGAAACATTTAAATTAGCTCAAGGACGTAAGCTTACATCAATTGAAGTGCATGACATATGTTGTTATATAGGCGACATTGTTGTTGTTGGTGGCGTTAGACGTTCAGCGTTAATATCATTATCAAACTTAACTGATAAACGTATGAGAGAAGCTAAGATAGGTGCTTGGTATAACGAACATCCACATCGAGGTTTAGCTAATAATTCTGTAGCTTATACAGAAAAGCCTGACATGGAAACGTTTATGGAAGAGTGGTTATCATTAGTTAAGTCTAAATCAGGTGAGCGTGGCATGTTCAATCGTGTTGCATCACAAAAACAAGCAGCTAAATGGGGTCGTAGAGCTGAAGACATATCTTATGGCACCAATCCTTGCAGTGAGATTATACTACGTCCTACTGGCCAGATGTGTAATTTGAGTGAGGTAGTTATTCGAGCTAACGACACAAAAGAAACATTAATAGAAAAAGTTAAGCTTGCTACAATACTTGGAACGTTTCAATCAACATTAACTAAGTTTCAATTTTTATCTTCTGATTGGACTAAAAACACTGAAGAAGAAAGGTTGCTTGGCGTGTCATTGACTGGCATTATGGATAACAAAATGATGGCTAATCCAGACCCTAAGTTTTTAGAAGAGCTTCGTGATGTTGCAAGAAAAACAAACGTTAAATATGCTAAGCTGTTAGACATACCTGAATCAGCTTCAATCACTTGCGTTAAGCCTAGTGGTACCGTGTCACAACTGGTAGACAGTGCTTCAGGCATCCATGCTAGACATAATGATTATTACATTAGAACAATACGTATGGATAAAAAGGATTCTATATATGAGTTCCTTAAAGACAAAGGTGTAAGCGTTGAAGATGAAGCTTATCATCCCGACACAACAGCTGTATTTAGCTTCCCAATTAAAGCTCCAACTAATTCAATAATGCGTAATGATAAAACAGCGTTAGAACAATTAGAAAATTGGTTGATATATCAGCGACATTGGTGTGAACATAAGCCAAGTGTAACCATATCAGTAAAGGATGATGAATGGATGGCAGTGGGTGCATGGGTATGGGAACATTTTGATGAGCTATCAGGCATTAGCTTTTTGCCTCATAGCGACCATTCATATAAACAAGCACCATATCAAGACTGTAGTAAAGAAGAGTATGAAGCATTAAAGAAAGTAACACCTGAAGTTGATTTTGCTGAGCTTGTTGAAGTCGATGACAACACAACTGGCGCACAAACATTAGCTTGCACAGGTGGTTCTTGTGAGGTGTAAGAACTACGCGCCCAAGCTTTGCTTTTAGTATCAATGAGTTTGGACATGTTCTTACGTGTACTGAGAAGCTATGGAGACATCAAGGGTGACTTTGCTTATGCTCTCACCTGAGTTTGTTTATTTTTTAATCATTAAAAAGGATAAACACTATGCAATGGACTAAACCACAAGCAACAGAAATGCGCTTTGGCTTTGAAGTTACGATGTATGTAATGAATAAGTAATGTAATACAGTCGAAGGACGCTGTAAGTCCGGATGCCAGCCTCCTGGAGATTACCAGGAGGGGCTAGTTAAAATTCAAAACATCGGTGGCTCTGCTTCCTTCTCCTGAGCAGTTTAAAAGCCACCACTTAATAGGAAATACAATGGCAGGTGCACCAAAAGGCAATACAAACAGCAGCAGACAAAATCGCATATGGTCAAAACTTGTGCGTAAATTAGCTGTTCAAGAAGATTATGCAAAGTTACATCGTGTAGCTAATGCATTATATGAGAAAGCCGCTGAAGGAGATGTATCGGCAATTAAAGAGCTTGGCGACCGTTTAGATGGTAAAGCCAGCCAAGAAATCACTGGAGATTCAGATGCACCAATCAACATCATCGTTAAAACAGGAATTGAATGAAGACACACAGGTATTGGAAACTGGTTACGAACCACGAACAGCTCAAAAAACAATTCACACCAATTGCAGACAAAATCGCTTTAATGTGGCTGTATGTCACAGAAGGTTTGGGAAGACTGTCGCAGCAATTAATCAGCTTATTCACTCCGCTTTACAAAACACTAAAAAAAATCCTCAATTTCATTACATCGCTCCGAATTATACGCAAGCCAAGCGAGTAGCCTGGGAATACCTCAAAGACTACACACGCCCATTAGGTGGTGTAGCAAACGTTGCTGAATTACGTGTTAATTTTTTAGGCCGTCAAATATCACTGCATGGTGCAGATAATCCTGATTCATTACGTGGTATATATAGTGATGGATGTGTGCTTGACGAATACGGAAACATGAGACCTGAATTATGGTCACAAGTAATACGACCAGCATTAGCTGATAGAAAAGGTTGGGCATTGTTTATTGGAACGCCAATGGGCGACAATCATTTTAAACAATTACGTGATTATGCTGAAGATAAAGACAACAAGCAATGGTCGTTATGTGAATTTAAAGCATCAGAAACAGGCATTGTTGATGCTGAAGAATTAAAAGACG